ATCCCCCTTGATCCCGAAGACCGTCATCAAGGGTCCACCGGAATGGAGCCGAACCAGATCGCCCTGTTGCAGTCGAGGAGCGATGGGATCTGCGATCGTTGGCTTTGAATGGACAAAGGCCGACGAACGCAGGAACAGCAAAGGGCAAGTTCACTGCGACCGCATGGACTACTGCAATCGTGGATTCCTTCATCAAGAGCCCGAGGTTGCTTTCAAAGCCGCCTATCAGGGAAATTAACAGGGATCGCTTCGTTGATTTAACGGCTTTGAAGGTAGCGCAAATACAAAAAGTCCTTCTACCTCAACGATTTGCTGAGAAATTCCTTGAAAAGATGAACAGGGGAGTTTTGGTCCCGATAACAGGGATCGAGCGCCCAATATCAGGGATTTTTGCAGACTCTAGATTGAATTCATTGAGCTGCTCAACCAAAGAAGCTTTAGGCGGCACGACGCCAGCGGTGGAGCATGCCGCCGAAGCGCATCCCGCCGTTGCGATCCGCGCCGCTGTCATTTTCGCCACCGCGACAAATTGATGGTCGCGCTCGCCTCCCCGAGTCTGGCTGAGGCCAACCTTCACGAGGATTGCCCTGTCCACATTTGGATCAGCCCCGGCCACAGTCACCATAGAGAGCTCCCTAGCCACCATAGACAGGAAGGCTGACCATAGGCGGCGGAGGGTTGTACCTGCGCGAAGATGCCCAAAACAGAAACTGCACGAGCGTGTCGACTTGATCGTCATGACGGGTGTTGGGAAAGGCGAGGACTTCGTCATGAAAATCGGCCAACCACTGAGCCTCCATGGGCAGATAGACGTGCCCCGCCTCGATCTTCGGGGACTGTGCGGCCAAGCGGTCCTTTTTGTCTCCTTTGGGCAGGATTCCGATCGGCCTGACCATTCGAAGAGGAGGATTGGCTTCTAGCTCTTGCACCAACGCCATGCCGATTCCGGTTTTTTCGATGAGAATGACGTCGACGGCAAACTCGCGCGCATGGCTGATAACTTTCTTCTGCAAATCGGGAAAATTGAGCCGATCGCGAAGGACGTGCAGCAGGTAGTAGTCATCCTTTTTTTTGAGCCAGGTCGTGCAAACGGAATAATCGTTGTCATCGCCGATTGCGATCGCCGTGTCCCAGCTCTGCACGATATGATCGCCAATTTGTTTCTCAGGTTTGCGGTCGTAGCGCCTGAACCATTCCAACTTGACGAAATCTCCTTCTTTTGGAACGGGGTTCTGCAGATATTGGGCGCTGAACTTTGCACTGCCGATCTCGCGTTTTAAGTTTTCGAGAATTTCGAGCCCGCCGCGCTCCGGATCCAGCGGCTCGCCAGTACTCCAGAGTTTGACGCCACCCTTGCCAAGCGGAATGCTCTTGCTGAAGGGCGCGAGCGCCGGCAGGTTGAGGTGAGTCCAGCCTCCCTTTGCCAAGAGGCGTCCCGCCAAATCGTCCTGATGCAAGCGTTGCATAACTAAAAGGATTTTGCCGGTTCGCTGATCGTTGAGCCGCGACACCAATGTGCCGCTAAAGCATTCCCCCACCTGGGCGAGCGCTTTGTCCGACTGCGCCTCTTCGGCCTTGTGCGGATCGTCGATGATGATGAGGTCGGCGCCACGGCCGGTCAGGGCTCCTCCAATTGAGGTCGCGTAGCGACTACCACCAACGGTCGTGACCGCTTCCAGCCCGGTATCCTTGCTCAGGCGCGTCATCGGGAACAGACGCTGGTACCAATCCGAATCGAGCACCATGCGAAACTGCCGATGCAGTTCTGCAGCGAGTTCGTTGGAGTAGCTCACGACGATGACGCGACGGGTTGGATCGTGCCCCAGCAGCCAGGCGGGATACGCAATCGACACGAAGATCGATTTGCCGGAGCGCGGCGGCAAGTTGACGATGAGACGGCTGGTCTCTCCACGCTCGATCTGTTCTAACTGATAGGCGATCGCGTTGAGGTGCCAGTTTGGAAGAAAGCTTTTTCCTGGCGCAATCGTGTGAAAGCACTTGCGAGCAAAGTAATAGAACTCGCTGCCCAGCAGTGCATCAAGAACGGCCAGGTTGCTCATGCGAGGCCCTTTCTGTCGGTGGTGGCAGGGTTGGCTACGGCCGGTTCAGCCGGTAGTGATGTCGCTCTGCCGGCCTCCAGCGCTTTGCGCTCCTCATAGTATTCATCAAGGATCGCGCGATCGTTGCTCTCGAGCACGGTTGCCGGAGCCTCGCTTCTGTTGTCCATCCGAAGGATCAGTGAGGTGAGGTGTTGGATGGCGCGCAGGTCCCCATCCCTGGCCTTTTCAGCGAGCGTTTGCAGCAAAGCCTTCTGCATCGTGATCCGGCGAACCCCGCCGTTGGTTTTGACCTCAACGAGCGCGCGAAGTGCTTCATCCAAGTCGGTTTCAAAATTTCGTACGCCCTTCGGGCGTCCTTTTGGGTTGCCCGATTGACCAGGTTTGAACCGCGTGGCGTTGGGTGGCTTGCGGTAGTTGGGCTTGTACTTGCGGGGAAGTGAAGAGTTCAGACGAATGGGCTCGACCATGTGCAACTCCTTTCGGTTGGTCAAAGACTCGCGCACGCGCGCCCGTTCGACGAGCGCGCGTCACTCATTCGCCTTTCTTGTGGGAGTGACGCCCTTCGAGTAGCTCGTTTAACTCGGAGCAGGTACTTGCGACCAATGGTGAAGCGCCTTGGAGCCGCGCTTCGCAACTGGCCCGAATCAGCGATTTGCAACAACCTAGTTGGAAGCCTGCGACAGTTCAAATGATCAAATGAAAGGTTGACGCGGAAATACCGCCTTCGGATTAATGTCATTTGTAAAGGGTTGAATTCGCGGAACGATTTAAAATTGGGTTCGTTTCGCAAACCGGCGCCGCCAGTTCTCACCGCTTCTGCTTTGGCGGCTTTCGAAGGCGCACGCCTGGTCCCCCACCGTTCTCGTCAATGAACTGGATGCCGCCTTTCTCCAGAGCCGTTTCTATCCTTTTTACTGTCGCCTCTCGTCCTCCTAGCTGGCCGTCCGCTGATTCCAGTCGAGCAATCGAGGTTCGGAAACCCCGGACTCCGTCGCGAGGTCCGACTGAGACCAGCCCAAAAGTGCTCGCCCAGCTTTTATCTGCCTCACAGACACCACGTCGCTCTGCCCTTTTGATAGAAATTCTATTGACGAGAAGCGGGAAAGATATTAATGGAAATTCTATCAATCTCACCCCGACTCATTGACCAAACGTAGGGAGGATAGTTTGAACACGCTGGCAGGCAAGTCGGTAAGGGACCGACGTGGGGTCATCGGCGGCTCGGACGCCAAGATCATTATGGGCAATAACGAGGCGGCACTAATTCGTCTTTGGAATGAAAAGCGCGGCGAGGTCGAGCCGGAAGACTTGTCCGGCGACCTCCTGGTCCAGCTCGGCAGCGCGACCGAGCCGCTAAACCGACACTGGTTCGAGAAAAACACCGGCCACGTCGTCTCTGAGGTACAGCGGCAGGTTTTCCATAACATTCACAGGTGGATGGCTGCGACCCTTGATGGCCGAGTTGAGGCGACCGGCGCAGTGTTCGAAGCGAAGTTCATGCTGCCCTGGAATTTCTCGGAAGAAGCAGCCGCCGAAAAGCACATGGCGCAGCTGCAGCACAATATGTGGGTAACGGCGTCGCGGATTGCGGTGCTTTCCATTATCACCGGAGGCGGCAAGTGGGTGGAGATGACCATTCCGGCCGATCCGCTCTATCAACATCTCTTGCTCACTGCGGAGAAGAAGTTCTGGCGCTGCGTCGAGACCAGCGAGCCGCCTCGCCTTTTTGGCATCGAGCCGCCGCGGCCAAGGCTTGACGCAGTCAGAACCGTCGACATGAGCGGCTCCAACACCTGGGCGGAGTTTGCAAACCTCTATCGGCTGACCCGTTCTGCCGCGCTCGACCATGACCGGGCCAAGTCGGAGCTGAAGGCGCTCGTACCTGAGGATGCCAAAGAGGCTTCTGGCTATGGAGTCCGAGCAAAACGATCGAAGTCCGGCGCCATCAGCTTTGAGGTCTTGGACGTGGAGGCCGCCCATGCAGCGCTCTAGCGAAAGCGTTGGGGCGCTGGCGGCAGCACTCGCGAAAGCCCAGGCCGAGATTGCCAACCCAGAAAAATCTCTGTCCGCGACGATCGTCTCGCCCTTTCCGCGCGAAGGGAGCCGGACGTTTCGCTATGCGCCTTTGTCCTCCGGTTTAGACCTGGTCCGCAAGTGCTTAGGCCAACACGAGATTGCAACCATCCAGGCGACCGCAATCGACCAGGAGACCAGCCTGATCAGGCTCACTACCACCCTCGTCCACGCCTCGGGCGAATGGGTCTCTTCCGACTGGCCGGTCTGCCCGGTCAGCGAAACAACGGCGCCGCATCGGTTGGGCGCTGCGCTGACCTATGCCCGACGCTATGCCTGTTCACGCTGGTGGGGATTGCCGGCGAGGACGATATCGATGCGCCGGATCTGTCCGTTGCAGCGACAACTCTGGAAGCCGAAAAGGACCCGCGTAGCACGCAGCAAAGTCCGGCGGAGCAGGTCACACGGCAGACAGCATCTCGCAGGCCGCTGCAGCGTGCCGGAAGGCAGAGGCCACCAAGTCTGTCGCAAGGCGCCTCCGAAGGGTTTAGGCAGCGCCTGATCTCTGAGCTTGAGCAACTCGCAGACACGGAAGCCCTCGCTTCTTGGGCGCACCGCGTGCTGCCACTCAAAAGCCGGCTCTCCGCCAAAGATGCAGAGGCGATCGAAGCTGCATTTGCCGGGAGGCTCTCTCAGCTCGGCGAGACAGCGACAGTATCACAACGTCAGAATCAAAAACCGAATGGCCATCGCAGCCAGCCGCGGCGGACCGAGAGCGGCTCTAAGGAGGTCACTGTCATCGGCAAGCCCGTACCTGAACGCGATCGCAACCATCTGAGATTTGTGGCCGCTCAGCCGTGCCTAGTCTGCGGCCGCACGCCTTCCGATCCCCACCACATCAGGTTCGCTGAGCAACGCGCGATGGGACGAAAAGTCAGCGACCGGTTCACCGTTCCCATTTG